TTTGATGGTTTTGTAAGATTAGATTTTTTAATAAAGTAAAAATCTGTTTTATCTAATCTCTGCGCTTCTACTTCATTTTTATAAACAACATTGCTTATCAAGTATATAGATGATTCAGAAGGTTTTGTTTGTACAGGTACATAAGTTATACCGTATTCGTCTATCGTAGGTAAAGTAAAATAACCACTAGCATTATAATCACATAAGCCACTGGTTTTAAATATAGACATTTTATTATCTATGTTTTCTAATCTATTACCGTAATCTGTATTTGTTTGCGGCACACGTAACTGTTGGTTTAAGTCTTCAAAATACTTTTCAAATATTTCAAGTTGAACCTGCGTACCTATACTATTAAATTCAGTAGGTGTCATATACCCGCGCTGTTCTTTATTTAGTATAAGTAAGACAGTCTGATACACTGTGTTTACGTTTATTGCCATTTGTATTTTTTTATTATAATAAAGAGGCGGCGCAAACCGCCTCAATATTATTATCACATGTTATAGAAGTTTTTTCTCGATTGATTTATATACCTCTACACCCTCGTCTGTCTTAAGAAAAGAAGCAAACGCGCTGTAAGGATTTTCATCAAAAGGAACAATCATTAGCTTCTTGTCATTAGAAGCCCAATGAAAACTTTTTTGATCTGCAGCTAAATAAATTACATTAGCTTCAGTTGCTTTAATAGCGAAGTTTCTTAGTTCTACATTTTCATCATTTGCTAACGTTAAAAACAATGTAGAGTTCTTTTTAGCAAACAATAGTAAATCTCTTTTTATTTCTTTCGAACTCATAGAAGAAACTTTTGATCCAAGCTCAACTCTTAATATAGCTTCAGCATGATCTATATCTAGTGATTTAGCTAAATTTAAAGCTTCAATTTGATATTCAAGATCTTCTAGTTCGTCAGTTGCAACCTCTACTTTGTCAAACTCGTAGTATATACCACCTCTTCTAGGGTGGTACAACGATAATAGCTTTTGTAGATTTTGCTTTTCTTTAGAAACAAATAACACGCCGTCTTTAAATATAACATGACCAAGAGTAGCTTCACCTTTTTGTTCGTCTACAAATGGACTGTTCATATTAGTAGCATACCTAAGTTCTCTTTGTTCACCTTTTTCTTCGTCAAACCACAATAGTGGAAATCTACGTGAGTGTCTAGATTGTATAGTGTATGTTAGTGGTTGTTTGTTTCCTTTTAAGATATATGTTCTATCTTTAATTTCCCAGCCTTTTTCAACTGAGGGTCTTTCTTTTGTTTTTGCCATGATATAATATAATAAAAATTTTAATAAAGTAAATTATTGGAGGCCACATATTGTGACCCCCAATATTTACATAAGTACTATTACGCAGAAGCTGTAAACAACACGAAGTTGTTTGCACCTTGTGTAACTAAACATCTTTCTGAAAGGAAGTGTACTTGCATTGCGTCAAGCGCAGAAGTATAAGCACCACCTACAGAACCAGTAATCCAAGACTTCATACGTCTGTCATCAGCTTGTGAAGCGCGATAACGTACGTGAAGGAATGGACGACGGATATTAGTTCCAAGAATCTGATCGTAAACAGTTGATGTACCAGCAGGAATAAGAACTCCTTCAATACCAGAAACTGCAGTAGCGCCACGAGTAGAAGCGTCATTTAAGTATTTCCAGTCAGTTTTGTAGAAGTCATATGAACCTCTTCGGAAACCGCTGAACCCAAGGTTCAATGCCATTTCTTCAGAGTTTTCAAATAGTCCGTAAGCTGTACCACCTTCAGCACCAGCAGAAAGATCACCTAGCATGTCATCAATTTCTAAAGCTAAACCTCTATTTACAAATAGCATATTTTCTTCAATAGCTCCTTGAGTGTCAAGGTTTTTCAAAATGCTATCAAAGTCAGCTAATGAATTAGGTTGAGCTCCGGTAAAGTTATTTACTTTATTTCCGCGCTCTTCAATAGCAGCGAAAAGTCCTTCAGTACCTTTATAACCTACAGTTCCAGCTCCAAGTGTAGATGTTCCACTTACTTTTTCGCCTTCAACCAAAGCCATTTCTAAGTAGTCTTCAAAACGTAGACGTGTTTCAGATTCAGCTTTTAAATACCATAGGAAACCAGATGTACCATCTTCAGTAGCAACTTCAACCCAACCAATCTGAGCTGTGTCAGATCCACTGATTTCAAATTTGTCTTTGATAATGATAGGTGAGTTTGAGTACTGAGTAAAAGAAGGAGTGATTGAACGCTCGCGCCCATCAGCTGTACCTTTCTTAAATTCAGAACCGTATACAAAAATCTTAAGATCTGTTTGACCTGTAAGATCTACTTCTGTAGCACCACCACTACCGTGAAGGTCAATCTGCGTATAAGGTTTTACTGTTAGTGTAGCTAGCACAGCAGATGTATCAACACTAAGTTCAACAAAACATTTTAGTTCTGCTCCACTAGAAGGATCCATTACTACGATAGTATCATTTGCGGAAATAACATTAGCAACAAAATCTTTTCCTGCTGTTGCATCAAGCACAAATGTTAGTGTAGTTGCTGAAGCACAAGTAACATTATCATAAGCAACGTGCAAACGGTTTTGTTCGCTCCAAATTACTTGATCAGATGTCATTGGCATTTCTGCGCCTACCATACGTAAAAAGCCAGATAGAGTACGATTTCCATATCGCTCTACTTCAGCTTCGTAAATTTCGGGTAGATACTGCTGAGCAAAATCATTAGTTCCGTCGTTGAAACTTAGATAGTTGTCAGTTAGTACCTGTTGTTTTTGACTCGGCTTAATTGAGCCGAAAGTTGGGGTAACTGCCGCCATTTTTTAAATTTTTATAATTAATTAAATCTTTTTGTTTTAACTTTTAATTTACTAGAATCTGCCCCACTTATTGCTCTTACTTTTAATCCTCCTACAAATACATCGCCTGTTGCTGTTTTTCTAGGTTCAGTGCTTATGTTTTTTGACTTAGCTATTTGATCCTTAACAGCATCAGCTTTGCCTTGCTCATAAAAATGAGAAGCTAAAGTATCAGCATTTCTAGCCGCATATAAAGCTTTATGATAACCAGCGTGATCAGAAACTTCTCCATCTTTATTTAAGAACGTCTTAATAAAGTTACTAATGTCTCCTTGCTCGTTAACTAATTCACTAGGATTTTTAATACCATACCTAAATTTCTTGTCCCCAACTTTAAAGTCAAAACCTTTGAATTCACTGTTGAAAAGATTACTAGTATTAGCTTTAAATCTTTCGTGTCTTTGCTTTACTGCTTCTTGTTCTTGGTTATATCGGTTGAAAAAGTCAACTGCTTTTTGTTGTTCTTGAGTTACGCCCGGTCTCAACTTGATCTCGTCGTAATATTTATCTTTCAATCCCTCTAAAAAGTTTTTGGCTTTTGCAACTTCTTCTTTATACGCAATTTTCTTTTTGCGTATATCTTTTTCATCATCTAGCTCTTCGTCATAACTAAAGTCTTCCATTAGTAAACTTATGTCTTCAGCGTCTAGATGTGGTTTTGTTTGTTTATAATATTCTCTAATTAATGTTGCTTGATCAACATTAGAATAATCTGTGTTTAAGCGAACATAATCTTGTACAGTACCACCCGTTTCTTTCATAAACTTAATTAGTTTATCTACGTTTTCAGGCAGCTCTTCTTGTGGTTGAGCTTGTGGTTCTGGTTGAGTAGGTTCTACTTTAATATCTTCTTTCGCTTGCTCAACAGGTTCGTCTGTTACTTCTTGCAGAGGCGACTCTTGCTGTTCTTGTTCAGCGGGCTCTTGTAATTCTTGTCCCACTTCTTGCAATCCCACTTCGGTTTCTTGCCCTGCTTCTTCGCTTGACTCATCTGTGCGTAGCACGCTTTCCTCTGTGCTTGTGTCTTGAACGGCATCTTCTTCTTTTATTACAACTTTAGTTACTTCCTCTTGCTGTGGCGTTTCTACTTCAGTACCTTTTATTTCTACTTTAACAACTTCAGGATTATCTACTAGTTGCTTTGGCTTAGTTTTTTTTACTTTAAACTCGCCTTCTTGTTTAACTTCTTCTGACATAATAAAATAATATAGAATTAATAAAAATTTTTATCTTGGTTCAAATTGCTCTAAACCAAAACCACCTAACGCGTCATTACCAGCTGACTCAAAGTTTTTTGGTAGCTCATCGTTTTGGCGTTGCGATATCATTTCAGACTGTTGTGTGCCGATTATTCTAGCACGCTCGTCTTTACGATCTTCGATTTCTTTTTCTCTTTGTTTTTCAATATCTGCTCTAGCTTGAGCCAGCTGCATATTATATTCAAACTCTTGGGCCATAAGTTGCTTTTTAATTAAAGCCTCTTGCTCCATTTTCTTTATTTCAAACTCAGTTTTAGCTTGCTCGATTTGTACTTTTGTTTGAGCCATAGCTTGATCTTTTTGCACTTCAGCCATAGCAGCTTTTTCTGTTGCAGCTGCATTAGCTTGAGCTTGAGCTTGTATGTTTGCTTGCTGAGCAGCTTGCGCTTCTTCAGCTTTTACTTTTTGTCTAAACTTAAGATATTGATTAGCTAACTTAATATTTTTTATTTCTCTAATATCAATAGCATCCTCTAAACCTATTTGCCCTGACTGCAGCGCTACTTGAATATTTTGCTCTAACTTTTGCTGCTCTTCTTCGTCAGGTTCTAGCTCTAAAAATATACCAAACTCATGTATACTTAGTTTATCTATTTCTTCTAGCGTAGCTATATTAAATTGATTTATACTACCCATTAAAGCTTCTTTAGTTAATGGGAAATTTAATGCATCTGCAGCTCGCAAACTTATATTCTCTGCAGCCCTAACAGTTAAGTACATTAATGACTGCAACACGTGCTTTGTAGCTGTGTTAGAGTTAGCGGCAGCGAGTTTCTGTAAACCTACTAAAGCGTCTTTACTAGGTTGGCTACCATCGCGAGCTTCGTTTAACCCCGTCACGTCGCGTATCATTTGTAAATAATATTGATATGTTTGTATCAATGATTGTATTTTAGCCATACCGTTAGAAGTCTGCAACTCTTGTATTGGCACTTGACCTCTATTGGGATCACCATCTTGAGTCATGGATCTACCTACAATACTACCAGTTTGAAAATACATATTTAACGCCTCTTGAGGGTTATAAGTAGTTCCATTACCTAAATCAACCTCAGATAAACCATCAACATCAACATACACACCATCTGGTACCATACGTGATAATACTTGTTGTAGTTTTAAATGTGTAATTTGGATCATATCAGCAAAACCGGTAATACGATTTACTAACGAATCTATACGACCTTTATACATACGAGGCGCTGATATGGCATAATTCATATTAACCTTAGTAACATCACCATAAGGCCTTGACATGTTTTCAGATAACCTCCAGTCAAGCATTGAGTTCATACCTAGAACTTTAGCTCCTGTATATAAAACTTCTATACTTCTTGAAACTCTTTCAAAGTTATCGTTTGGTGGTGGATTAAATGTGTCAGGTTTTTCTAATACTTTTTCTAAACCTTGATCAGTCTTTTTTATTTTAAATACTTGATCGTGATATGTTTTGTATTCAAAAAATAATATTTGAACTTGATCTCTTTGATCTTGTCCCCACCAGTTTGTTGTATAATTACTACTACCTGGATATTGCTGTATTTCTTCTAGCTGCGCGTCATCTAAATAAGGAAACAAACGTTTTACCTCAGACAAACTCATGCTTTTTACTTCACCGACATAATATATGTCTTCAAAGTTAGGATCTTCTGTATAAGAATAAACAAGAGAAGCTGGATCAACGTGATCAACAGTAATACCTTCAGATAAATTAAAGCTAGTTTTTACAGCACCTATACCTAACACGGTAAGATCATAAGCAACCCGCTTTTTAACTTCATCATATTTATTGTAATCTAATACATTAGATATTAACTCTTCTTCTGCTATTTCTACACTTTGCTTATAATTTAATTGCATATAAAGATCTAGTTCATTTTGATCTTTAGGTAGATTAGCAGGATCTGGGCTAGCATAAAAGTTTTTACCAAGCGCAGCGTTAAGAGTTTCAATAGTGTTTTTGTTTTCCATGTCTCTAACAGCTGCCATAGCAAAGTCTGTTCTTTGCTTTATAGAGTATGGATCTTGCGCAAAGGATTTTAACTCATAACCTTTTTCAGTCATACCGTTAACCACAATGTCTACAAACTTAGATAGTATAGGTACTGGTTTCCAGTCAAGATTTAAATAAGACAAATCACCGTTTATAGCTAACTCATCTTTGTATTTTTGTATAGACTGCTCACCTCTGGCGTATAATTTTAATCTGTTAAAATTTTGAAAGTTAGCTGTAAACCTCTCTAGTCCACCTCTATTACTTCTAAACCATTCATTTTCAACAGCGTTACCGACTTGTAGTCCATAGTCATAAGAACTCTTAACCTCTTCAGGTACCACCTGATCTGGAAATGAACTATTGTAGTTAGTATAAACCATTTATTTATGTTATTATTTTTGAATTAATTCCTTGGTTATTATATCTTTTAAAACCAAGAGGCACTACGTTTATTTGTTTTTCAGCAACAGGTCTATATTTATTTCTGTTGCAAGCCATTATTGCTAAACCAGAGCTAATTGAAGCATCATGTTTAGTTCTACTGTTTATATTAAATGTAGCCCAATCTTCTAATGTTTCTTGAAAGTACATGTTACCGTATGAATCATTTATAATACCTACATGGTTTTCTATATAATATTCTATAGCGGCAGCGTGAGCTTGTTTAATATCTTCGCTTGAGTTAGGTATTCCACCTATTTCTTTTTCAGACGTTGATAATTTGTGATAAACTTTATCAGGCCTGTTCATTGAAAACTGTCTATAACCTCTACGTTTTAAATAATACAATAACCGAGGCTTGTTGTTTTCTGCAAGTATAGGCATACCATAAAATACTAATGCCATTAAAACATCTTCAAAAAATATTTCAGCTGTTTGTGGTCTTGCTATATATTCTAAAAAAAACATATTAGGCGGAGCATCTTCCATGCTAAACTTTGTTAACCCGTGTAAAGATCCTTTAGAACCTTTACCATCAACAGTGCCTGATATGTCATAACTATCACACCCAAACGCACCTACGTGCTCGTTACCTGGGTATTTAACGTTGTTTTTTAATATAACTTTATTTTGCAAATGCAAAGGCGGTACCCATGATAATAAAAATCTACCGCTATTGTTAGGAGTAAATGTTACTATAGAATCTTTTATACCGTTACTCCACTGAAAACTACCTCTAGTTAAAACACCAGAGTATTTTAAATCTTCATTGTAATCTATTTGCTCGTATATTTTTGCTAAGTTAAATAAAGATTCTTTTGCTTCATCTCTAAACGCGTGTTTCTCTGTGCGAGGAAACTGTCTATAATATTCATTTAAAGAGTCTTGATCGTTCTTTAAACCTTCAACTTCGTTTTCCCAATACTCTATTACACCTACTTCAATTTCAGACCCGTCAATACCTTTGGTCGGCGTTTCCGGTGTTTCGAAAACAGGTAATCCATAAGTATCAATGTATCCTTCGTAGTTCCATTCCATAGGTATGAACAAACTATATAGTCCTGAGCTAGTCTGTCCATTGCGGTTTCTTTTGGTAACATCTGATTCATAATAAAGTTTTTTAAAGTTTTCGCCACCTTTATCTAGTGAGTTTGATGTTGAACCCATCATACACTTACCTACGATTCTAGACCCTAGTCTAAGTGTTGTTTTTGTTACACGCCAGTTATTTAAAATGTTATCTGGACGCTCCCACTTACCTGATTCATCATGGGCAAGGAGCTTAAGTTTTTCACCGTCATATGAGTTGTCACCTGTGTTTTTCCAGTCAATCGTTGTATCAAGCCCTTCGATTTCTTCTGTTTCAATGCCTTGATCAAGTTTTCTTCTTGTAAGCTTTGATGCTGGTACTCTATATGCAAGTTCTGTTTTCGGTCTATCCATACCGTCTTGTATGGGTTTGAAAAAGAACGGGTAGTTAACTGATATGGGAACAACTTTGTCGGTAAACATTTTTTTGGCGTCTGCACCTGACTTTGATAATATTCCAAAACGTGAGTCGGAAGATATAGTCGCTTGATTAACAAGCTCTCCTGATGCCATAAAGGAAAAACCAGACCGTCTGTTTTTGAGGTAGCACATACCATAACATCGCTGGTCTGCTTTACACGCTTCCCAGAAGATAAAGAAAAGCCTATTTGATTCTCTATAATCTGCGGCTCCAACGTCAATTTTACTCCACTGCAGGTACATGTAATGAGAACCAGTAATATAAGTAGGATTACCTTTGTTGTAAAACCAAAAACCTTTATCACGTCTTTCAAACTCTTGGTCGATAAAATCATACCATTGCTCTTTAAAATATTCTGGCTTTTGATTAAATTCAAAAACACTTTTTATTCTATCTAACTCTTTGGGATAATCAAGTCTTTGCCAAAACTGATCTTCTTTTTTATTAGATCTTTTATAACTATTTTCTACATCAGGTAAAGCTATTTTAAGATTTTGTATTTCTATAACTTCACCTATTTTACCGGTTTTACTTATAACCACTACATCATGTTCTTTGTTGTAGCCATAATCCCATTTTTTATACCTATTGTTTTTCTTTATTACATTAGGTTTTATGTGATCGGTTAATGTATTTACAAGCGTTTGTTGATAACTCATTTTGATCTACCTTCAGCAAAGCCCTTAAACGACTGAGCTTTTGATTCTTTTTTGTTAGAGTCTAACATAGATCTTTCTTCTTCTATCCTGTTTAATATTTCAAACGCATCAAATATAGCTAGCTTTTTAGTTGCTGCAGCATTTTTTAAACGATCAGCTGACACATCATCTTCAGTGTTAGTAATAATTTTTTCTTCAGCAACCTTAATAAGCTCGTCAACTGCTTTCTGTCCAGCTCGGATTATATTCTGTTTCGTGTCCTTGACGCTCATACTTAATAACTATATCATTTGATTTCATACAATACAAGAGTTGTTTATCTATAACAAACTCAAACTCACTTAAAGGTTTAAACCCTACGTAGTCCTCTGGGTTAATCTGGATAGCTTCTAATGAACTATTACCATATTTTAGTATACCACGTAAGGTTTTAAGTTTATCACCTCTTATATTTTGTTTTTCTAAAACAGGTTTTACAAAACAATAATCACCATTAGCATGCCACTTGTTGTTTTTGTGGTACATGTATATTTGATCATTGGTTGCAAAATACATATTATCTTTAAAATACTTAGAGCTATTTTTTTCTTTGCCACGTATATCATACCAACGTCTAAATAAATTAAAGTGAACTATAACTTTATCACCTTTTTTAATAGGTGTTTTGTAAGCAGCCGGGACTTCAACAACTTCTGCTAATCTATTAACAAAGTTGTGATCTTCAATACCAGCGTTTACTATTAATATTTTGTCATCAATATTTATTTCATTGTTATATCTTTCACCTATAGGTTTAACAATGAATTGAAAAATACTTTTCATTAATATTCTAAGTCATACTCAACAGATATAGCCATGTTAGAATTAAATTTTTTCCATGGCAATACCTCATTGTTCTTTTTAATATGTATGTTATAAGAATTATCAGACTCTTCAAAAATAATATAAGATATAACGTGACCGCCATAAACCTCTTGACCAACAGAATAATGCATAGCATCGTTCTTATAGTCAGAACCTATACTGATTTTTCTTATAACGCTAGACATTAATCTTGTTTTTCCTCTTGCTCAATAGCAGTGTATTCACCTGTGCCAATATCGATATTTACAGCACCATATTCTTTTTCTAACTCAGGTTTAAATTCTTCCACTTCTTTTAACACTCCCGCGTACTCATGAAGCAGTTGGTGTTTTTCGTTTTCAATAAAACCAATTTGCCTTAGCAATTGTGTAATTTTATTTTGTTGATTTTGAATTTTATCTAAGTGTTCTTGTGAAATTTTATTAGATTTACCTTCCATTTGTTTTACTTTACTCATTTGATTTAATTTAATTAATTAATATATTACTTATTGTCACTTGATTTTTTACTCTTTTCCCACGTACGACCCACAAAATAAGCGCCATACACTGTTATTAATAGTGATTGAAATATAGGTATGTAAGCTTCGTCAACTTGAAAGCCACCAATGTTACCATCGAAAAACGCTAGTGCCGTAAATATAACAGTAAGATATATTAATACTAGCGGCCTAATGTTTTTTGATAAAAACGAATCAGATTGCATATCAAGTTTCCAGCGCTCAGTAATTTGAGTCTGCGCATCCTGATCAGCTTTTTCTAACAACTCTTGTATCTTTTGTTTAGCGGCTAATCTTTCTTCATCTGTAGTTGTAAGTTTATCTATTACATTACCTACGTCTTTAATTAAACCGCCAGTTAAAAGGCTTAAAAGTTTTTTCATTGTCTATTTTTAGCATAGTTGTCTCTTACGAGTTGAGCGTACTCGCTAACGTTCATGCCTGAATATATTGGAACAATTGTTTCTTCTCCTACTTTTTTCTTTTTCTTTGTCAAATCAAACTTTTTGTCTTTATATATATTTCTTATGTTAGTAGTAAGATTTTCCATTGTCACTACATTATCACCTTTACCAAAACGATTGCCTTGGTTCATACTTTTAAAAACATCTTTAATATTATGTATTTTATGTTTGTAGTGACTTGTACCAAATTCTCTGTTTATAAATGTGATCGCTTCTTGAGGTGTGTAAGCTCCACTACCTACTAAAGTAGCATAAACTCCTGCCTGTTGTCTATTTAAAGCTTCATTTGTACTTTCATAAGATTGTTGATTTGCAAACGGTATTTCATTTAAATAATCATTTCTAAATTGATTACCCATTTTAATAGCATCGATAGCAACTAAATCTTTAACACCTTGTCTTATTTGGTCTTCATTAAATTGAAAATCCGCTTGATTTGCTTTT